CCATTTGGAATTATTGGTGTAACAAACAACTTATCAAACTTAGCTAACAACTTTGAGATACTTAGTGGTAAAGTTGGTGGTACACAAAATGTATTGACTTTATTAAAACGTCAATTAATGAAAGGTGGTGCTTTTGTATTAGCAATACAAGGTGTACTTGCATTATTAACATTCTTTAGAGATGATATTGAAAAATTAGTAGCTTCTATATTTGGTGGTAGTAAAAAAATAAAAGAGGGTATGGTTTCAATAAAAGACGAAGCAATTGCTAGTCGAGCAGCACTTGAAAGATACCTACAAATATTAGATGATGTAACTGCTTCACAACAAGATCAAGCAACTGCTTTAGATGCACTACTAAGAGGTAACAAAGAATTAAATGACGCACTAGATGAACAACTTATAAGTGGTGAAAAAAGAAGAGAACTATCTAAAGAGTTTTTTGAATTACAATTAGACTTCTCTACAAAAAGCAACGAACTTAATGACCAATTAGAAAAGTTTAATGCAAAAGATTTGAAAGCATTTGAACGTAAAAAAGGTAGAATAGCAACTCTAAAACAAGAAAATATAGAACTACAAAAAACAGTAGATTCTCGTAGAGCTGAGGGAACACTTACAGTAAGCACAGAAGCTAGGGTAAAAAATATTATTAGAGGTAATGATATTCGAATTGGTCAAATGGAAGCAACCATAGCTAAAAGAGATATAGATTTAGATTTATTAAATCAAGTTATAGATGGTGAAAGACAATTAAATGAATTTGTAGATGAAAGAATAAAAAAGTTTGGTGATATAGAACCGATTGACGATAATCTATTTGAATCACTAAATGATGATGTATTAGAGGACGATAGAAATATAATAGAAAGATTACTTGATCCTAATGATGAATTAAAAGATGGATTTGATGCAATTAGATTTGCTGAAGAAAGTGGTCTAGAGGGTGCGTTAAATGATCTGAATAATTTTATGAAAGAGTATCAAGGAGAAAATGCTCTTGAAAGAATAAACTTAGCACAACAAGAAGCATTAAATGAATTAAATATTTTATATGATGCACAAGAAGAAGAATTAGGTAGTAGAATAGGATTTAATGAAGATGTAACTAAAGTAGAACAATTTTATGCTGAACAAAGAGCTAAAATATCTGAAAAGGAAAATCAAGCAAAAGCAAAAAGTTTACGAGTATCAGCTCAAGCAGCAGTTCAAGTAGGTAAGTTATTACAACAATTAGCAGGAGAAAATAAAACATTAGCAATAGCAGGAGTGGTTGTAGAAAAAGCTGGTGCAATAGCAAAAATTATAGCTAATAAAAATATAGCTGACGCAGCTGCATTACCACTTCTATCTAATCCTCTAACAGCATCACTCGGAACAGCTTTACTTACAACTAATAAAATTACAGCTACAACAGGTGTAATTGCAACAACAGCATCAGCAGTTCAAGCTATTAAAGAAATACGTAATCCTGAGAGTGCTACTTCAAGTGGTGCAATAGTTGGTAATGCACCAACACCTTTAGTACAAGCACCATCATTTAATGTAGTGGGTGCAACACAAACTAGTCAACTTGCACAAACTATTGCTGGAGCTGAAGAGAAACCTATAAAAGCATTTGTAGTAGAAAGCGAAATAACAACAGCACAACAATTAGCAAGATCAGTTATAGTTAATTCTTCTATATAAAACAAAAAAATAAAACTTAAGTTATAATAATATGGAAAATGTAATAGAGTTAATCATTGATGAAAATAATGAGATAAGTGGAATAGAAGCAATATCTATTGTAGAAAACCCAGCTATTGAAGAAGATTTTATAGCACTTAAAGAACATAAAGAAGTTAGATTAGCAGAAGTAGATGGTGAGAAAAGAATTCTTATGGGACCTGCATTAATACCTAATAAAAAGATATTTAGAAAAGGTGCAGATGATAATGAAGATTATTACATATACTTTAGCGAAAATACTGTTCGTAAAGCATCAGAGTTATTCTTTATAAAAAGCAAACAAAACAATTCAACATATGAGCATCAGATCGAGTTAAATGGAATGAGTGTTGTAGAGTCTTGGATTGTTGATGATCCAACTAACGATAAATCTAATGCTTATGGTTTTGACTTACCAAAAGGAAGTTGGGTTGTATCTATGAAAGTATTAAATGATGATGTATGGGAAAGAGTAAAAAATGAAGAGGTTAAAGGTTTTTCAATAGAGGGATTCTTTGCTGACAAGATGGAAAGACCAAAAGAAAGTATAGAAGAAAAAGCGTGTGATAGTTGTTTAGATGAGTTGAACGCACACTTTGACTTAATGGAAGCACTATCAGCTTTAGAAGAAGAAGTAGATTTAGAAAGTTATGGTGGTTACCCACAATCAGCTAAGAACAATGCAAAAAGAGGTATTGATCTGAACAAGAAACTAAACAACAAGTGTGCAACACAAGTTGGTAAAGTAAGAGCGCAGCAATTAGCTAGAGGAGAAAAATTTACATTATCAACACTTAAAAGAATATATTCTTATTTATCAAGAGCAAGTGCATATTATGATCCAGGGAATAATGAAGCGTGTGGAACAATTTCATATTTATTATGGGGTGGTAAATCAATGTTAAATTGGACTACTTCTAAATTAAAAGGTCTTGATGCAATAGAAGCATCAGCTATCATTATAGATGGTAGAGCAGCGTACTCAACGAAAGAAGAAGCTGAGAAAGCTGCAGAAGATATGGGTTGTTCAGGGTATCATACACACGAATTAGATGGTGATGTTTGGTATATGCCTTGTGAGGAACACAATCTCAAAGACAAAGATGATCCTTGTCAATCAGGATATGAGCAAATAGGTATGAAAACCAAGAATGGTGTGAAAGTTCCTAATTGTGTTCCAATAAAAAATTAATAATTATGCCAGGTAAACATAAATACAAGAAAAAGAAAACCAAGAAAAGATGAAAAGAAGAAAGGACGCTACATTAAGCCATTCTTCCCCTCGATCTTCTTCAAGAGGGTGTCTATGTCCTGATGGTAGAACTTATCACAAAAAATGTTGTGATGGTACATTAGAAGCACAGGGTATAGGTAAGGTTTGAAATTAAAACAATAATATTTACTTAAGTTATACTATAAATTCTTAATCTTATGAGAGCAAGTGAAATAGTAAATAAACTTAAAGATGTCCTTTTATCATCAACTGAAGTAGAAAAAGTTGAAGAAACTAATATCGAAAAAGAAGTTGAATTAAAGGAATCAACACCTAAATCTAAAAAAGAGGTGGAATCAAAAAGCGTTTCAGAAAACGCAAATGATGAAACTCAAAAGCAAGAAGATGACATTAGAGAAGTGTCTTATTCTGCTGAAGAGGTACTAGCTGAAAATCCTATGGAAGATACTCAAGAAGAAATTATTGAGGAAGCACCTAAATATGCAACAATAGAAGAAGTTGCAGAGATTAAAGCTATGGTTGAAAAACTAAGAGGAATGGTTGAAGCAAAAGAAGAAACAAGTCCTGAAGTTCCACAAGAACTTTCTAGTGATGAAGTTACTGAACCTTTAGCACATTCTCCTGAAAATGAAGTAAGTGAAAAATTAGGTATTAGATATTCAACTAATGCAAGACAAAACACAACTTACTCAAGAGTATTAAACGCAATATCTAATAATTAATCAAATTTTAAAATTATGTCTACGACAATAACAACTTCGAATGATGTATTGAGAGCAAGATCAAAACAAACAACTCTTACTGCATCTCAAAGCGTAACAGCTAATCAAGCAGGTGGTGAATTTAACATTGCGACTGACGCATTAGTTATAACATTACCTGAGATCAACGCCAATAATATTGGTATGGAATTCACATTCAGAAACACTGGAGCTGATGGTAATAACATTATTACTTTATCTCCTGCTGCAGCTGATGGTATAAATGGAAGTATCGCAAATGCAGCTGCTGATTCAGTAGCTAGTGGTACAGCTAACAAAGACTGGGTTAACACAAAAGCTACAGCAAACAAAGGTGACTGGTGTACAATTAAAGCTATATCTACAACTGCTTGGTATGTAACAGGTGGAGTAGGTATTTGGGCATCAGAAGCATAATCTAATATTAATCAAATTTAATTCGTAAAAAATGGCGACAACAAATAATTTAACGACAACTTATTCTGGTGAATTCGCAGGCAAATATGTTTCTGCAGCGCTTTTATCTGGTAAGACTTTGGCAGAGGGTAATATATCTATCAAGCCAAACATCAAGTACAAAGAAGTAATGAAAAAAGTATCTACAAATGACATCGTAAAAGATGCGTCTTGTGACTTTGATCCAACTTCAACATTAACTCTTACTGAGAGAATTCTTACTCCAGAAGAGTTTCAAGTTAACTTACAACTATGTAAGAAAGACTTTAGAGCAGATTGGGAAGCAGTGCAAATGGGATATTCTGCATTTGACAACTTGCCACCATCTTTTTCTGACTTTTTAATTGCTCACGTAGCAGATAAGGTAGCACAAAAAATGGAACAAAACATTTGGAATGGTACTAACGCTAACGCTGGTGAGTTTGATGGATTCAAAACTACATTATTAGCAGATGCAGACGTAGTTGACGTAGGTGCTGGTGCAGTTACTTCAGCAAACGTAATTACTGAACTAGGTAAAATTGTAGATGCAGTTCCAAGCGCAGTTTATGGATCTGAAGATTTGTTTGTATATGTATCAAACAATATTTATAGAGCATATGTAAGAGCATTAGGTGGTTTTGCATCTAATGTAGGTGCTGCTGGTACTGACAACAAAGGTACACAATGGTTCAATGGTGGTGCATTAACATTTGATGGTATCAATATGGTTATGGCACCTGGTTTAGCTTCTAACACAGCGGTAGCTGCTGAAAAAGGTAACTTATTCTTCGGTTGTGGTTTATTAAATGACCAAAACGAAGTTAAGGTAATCGATATGGCAGATATTGATGGAAGCCAAAACGTAAGAGTAGTAATGAGATTTACAGCGGGTATACAACACGCTATTGGATCTGACATCGTTCTTTACTCTTAATAAATAAATTGTATAACTCAAAGAAAGGTAGGGGGGATTATCTTACCTACCTTTTTTTATAAAAAATAATAATTATGGCTTGTGATTTAACACTTGGAAGAAAAGAACCTTGTAAAGACGTAGTTGGTGGAATAAAAAATGTTTATTTTGTTGACTTTAGTAAATTAGGTACTGTGACTCTTACGAATGACGAGATAACTAATATGACCGGTACTGCTGGTGCATTAACTTATTTTGTATATGAAGTAAAAGGAAATTCATCATTAGAACAAACCGTGAACTCTTCAAGAGAAAATGGTACTACTTTCTATGAGCAAACATTGAACTTAACACTTAAAAAGTTATCTAAAGCTGATAACAAAGAGTTAAAGTTAATGGCTTATGGTAGACCACATATTGCTGTTGAAGATTACAATGGTAACTTTATGATGATGGGATTAGTTAATGGAGCTGACGTAAGTGGTGGTACAATTGTTACTGGTGCTGCAATGGGAGACTTAAGTGGTTATACACTTACTTTCACAGCTCAAGAAACTTTACCAGCTGTGTTTATGGCACATACTGCTGGTCAATTCGTGTTTAACTCAACTGATTTCGCTGGGTTAAGTGGTACAATAACTAGAACAGTAGGATCAAACTCTTAATAGAGTGTTTTTTTCTTAATACG